CCTTTTTGGTTTGTTGGAAGGGAATGAGTATGTCTACGAAAGATTTTGCAGAATTATTTTCAGGTTTACGGTTAGCGTATGGCTCTTATCGTCCTAATGAAGATAACGGCCCCGGTAAACAAAAGGGTCAATATCGTGTTGTTTCCGAAGACCTCGATGACGACAGGTTATTAGAACTTTGGGAAAATCATTTAGCTGGTCAAGAATCACTTGGGATCGTACCGATCCGAGAAGATAACAGTTGTGTTTGGGGCGCTATAGATATTGACAGTTACCCGCTCAAACACGATGACTTAGTTGAGCGTTTAGTAAAAAGGAACGAACTTCCCTTTGTCGTTGCGCGTTCTAAATCGGGCGGCGCACATGTTTATTGTTTTGTATCGGAGCCTGTACCCGCGTCTGTAATGCAGGGTAAATTAAAAGAAATCGCTTCTGCGCTTGGTTATGGCACTGCCGAGATTTTTCCGAAACAAATAAAATTGCTCTTAGAGAAGGGCGACCGGGGCAATATCCTAAACATGCCTTACTTCGGCGGCACGTCTTCAACACGTTATTGCCATAACGATGACGGTGAAGGTATTCTCGACCTAGAAGAATTTATCGAACACGCTAAGTCGAAGCGTATTACACGCCGTGAGTTAGAAAACTTATCGCCACAAGCCATCCATAACGCTGATGAGGATCCCGATCTAGAGGGTGCGCCGCCATGCTTACGATCGCTTTGTACGATGGGCTTTCCTGAAGGGACACGCAATAACGGTCTATTCGATCTTGGGGTGTTTGCTCGTAAGAAGTTTCAGGATACTTGGGAACGCAAGGTCGAAGAATTTAACTTCAAGTTTATGAAGCCACCATTAGGTGCTCAAGAAGTGTTGACCGTTATCCGCGCTTTGAATAATAAGGACTACCTCTACAAATGTAATGACCAGCCTATCGCGGCGTATTGTAATGCAGCGGTCTGTCGAACGTGTGACTACGGCGTAGGGTCGTCAGGTGGGTTGCCGCAGTTTGGTAATTTACAAAAGCAGGACTCCCAACCTCCGATCTGGTTTCTTGACGTAGAGGGACACCGCTTAGAGTTGACAACGGAAGAGCTTCAAAACCAAACAAAGTTTCAACGTCGGTGCATGGACGCTCTTAATTTTATGCCACCGACCCAACGGCAAAATACTTGGCGCAATACGATGCAGTCATTACTCGATGCTGTTTCGATTATTGAAGTACCAAAAGACGTATCCGTTGAGGGACAGTTCATGGAGTTGCTAGAGTCGTTCTGTACTGAACGAGCGCAAGCTCAAAGTCGTGACGAATTACTGTTAGGTAAGCCTTGGACTGAGGAAGGTAAAACGTATTTTAGGCTCAAGGATCTTCTTGACTATTTTAGTAGACAGCAGTTTCGTGATTATGGTCGAAATAATATAGCCGCTCGTATTCGCGAACTTGGTGGGAGTCATCATTTCTTTCATGTAAAAGGTAAGGGGATTACGGTCTGGTTTGTACCAGAATACACAGGCCAAGACGGTTCATTCGATACACCTGAAATGAAAGAAGAACCGTTCTAATGGCTGGCGACCCAAGTACATGGTCGATTATCCTTGGGCCACCCGGCACAGGCAAAACGACGACGATCCTGAATCTTATCGAATTAGAAATGCAAAAAGGCACACCGCCTGACCGTATTGGGTATTTTGCTTTTACGAAGAAGGCTTCAGAAGAAGGGCGTGACCGGACGATGGAACGCTTCGGATTAACCTCGAAAGAGTTACCGAATTTTCGTACGCTACACTCCCTTTGTCATCGGATGTTAGGTCTGTCGCGCAGTTCTGTTTTGAACGGTAATTCATTGCGCGAGTTTAATGACATCATGGGGTTGCGATTATCTGGTCGTTCCGACATGGAAGAAGGTTCGATTTCCATGTTATCGAAAGACGACCGGCTCAGTTTTATCGAAGGTTTGTCGAGGCTCAGGTGCGTATCGTTACGAGAACAATGGCACCAGCATTACGACGAAGATATCGACTGGTTCGCGTTAGAACGGTTTCAGAAAGGGTTATATCAATTTAAGCAAGCAAGAGGCTTGCATGATTTCACCGATATGCTAGACCTCTGTGTTCAAAAACAGCTGGCTCCTAAACTAGACGTCATGTTTGTAGACGAGGCGCAAGACCTCAGTCCCTTGCAGTGGAAGCTAGTAGAACTTTTGGCAAATAATTCGGAGCGCGTCTATATTGCCGGAGATGACGACCAAGCCATTTTTAGATGGGCAGGGGCAGACGTGGATCATTTGGTTGCTTTGAGCGTGGGGAACGCTCGAGTGTTGGATCAAAGCTATCGTATCCCACGCAGTGTTCACCGTATCGCTGACAAAGTAATACGTCGTGTTAAGACACGAACAGATAAAGTTTGGAACCCCCGGCAGGAGGAAGGTCAAGTTGTCAGTGAAGCAAGTTTCGAGCATGTAGACCTAACAGCTGGTGATTGGTTAATCTTATCCCGATCGAATTATTTATTAAACGAACTTGACGCGCATTGTCGCAACCTTGGTATATACTTTGAAAGGAAGGGCAATCCTTCTGTTTCTGAAAAGAAGATCGCTTCGGTTAAGGCTTGGGAGCGTTTACGCCGTGGTCATCTTGCGTATCCAGAAGACGCAACGTCAGCTGTCGCGTATATCAAGGGCGCGAAAAAGAAGAGCTTCGATAATTGCGCACCAACGGAAAGGCTCACGTTTTCGCAAGTATTACAGATATCGGGGTTGGATGAACCGTTAATCTGGCACGACATGTTCGATGCGATTTCAGTTTCTGAACGAAGCTATATGCTTTCTATTCTTAGACGTGGCGAAAAGATCACTGGTAAGCCACGAGTCAAACTTTCTACCATACACTCAGCAAAGGGGGGCGAGGCAGATAATGTTTTGCTCCTTACTGATATTCCCCACCGAACATGGAAAAGTTTTGAGAAGAATCCAGATGACGATACCCGTGTCTTTTATGTGGGCTTAACACGGGCAAAAAAGAACCTGCATATCGTACAGCCTATGAGCAATAAATATTTTCCAATGTAGAGGGTTTTCTACTTTATTAAGAAAGTTTCCTAGTCTAAGGTTTTAAGAAAGTAAGACCGGAGGTTGCTTATGGGAGGTTGGATTCAAGTTGGACCCGACTCGTGGATGTATTCTAAAGACCACGATTTCGGGAAACAAGAAAAGTTCCCACGCCATAGGTGGCCGTCTAAGTATCATAAGGGAAAGAGGATAATGGAACCAGAGGTTATGGTGAAGGTAAAAAAAGCTGAAGCGGGTCGTAGCATTACGGGTCGTTTAAAAGTTGGTGCGACCATCGTTTTCAATAAATACCCAGAAAAAGGACCGCGTCAGATGATGCTTATCCTTGAAAAGCTCGAAGAGTTTGGTGAGGGTGGTATCACTATTGGTATGTTCTGGGAAAAGTTGGAGGGCCAGCTTCCGACTAAACAATCTGTAGACCGTGTCTACAAACACTATCATCGGGAGATGGTCGACAAGGAATACATCCGTATTTCCTAGCTAGTCTTTCGATGCGGGGGAGCGGCAGTGCGTTTTGCTTTCTCCTTGTAGGACTGCCGTTCCCCCACCCTTTAGGAGTTCAGTATGGAAATAAAACTTGATGATGACGTCCCTGTACCTACCGGTTCAGATCGGCGTCCTGCTGAAAAGAAGTATCCGCTTTCTCAAATGAAAGTTGGCCAATCGTTCTTTCTTCCACTAGAAGAAGGAGACGACATCAAACGTATGGGTAACCGTATAAGCCAAGCGCGACAAGGGTTCCAAAAACGTAATGATGGCGTTCGTTTTACCCAAAGGATTTGGGAAGAAGACGAGGTGATCGGCATTAGAGTTTGGAGAGTAGAGTAATGGCTTCTATCCGCAAAAAGCTCGCGGTGAACGCGAATAATTCTAAAAACACTCGCATGGATATTGCGGGTGCTGGTACGCTGGCCAACTGGCGACCAGATGAGTTGGCTCATATCAGTCGGTTTTGTAAAATGGGCCAGCTCATTATGGGAAAAGCTAAAGAATTAGGCAGACCTGTTGATATTCTTGAGATCGGGTGTGGTGAAGTTTGGACACTTCGTTATCTCTATAAGGCTTTTGTTACCAAAAAAGAAACCATCGTTAACAGTTATACCGGCATGGATATTGACCCTGCGTGTTTGGTCGACTGGTGGGTTGATGATAACCTTGAGGTCACAGAACATAAGTGGTTTCAAACCATGACCGGTAACAAAGGTCGGATCGTTCTTCAAGACCTAACTGTAGACCCTGAACCTCCTGTTGAAGATGAGTCTATGGATGTCTTCATGACTACGGAAGTAATCGAACATATGGGGAGAAAGTTCATTGAACCTTGGATCGAAGCATCGTGGCGTAAACTTCGTCCGAATGGCATTGCATATGTCTCGACGCCGAACCATGATGGGTCAAACGACGTCCTCCCAAAAGACCATGTCTACGAGTGGGGGTACGAAGAACTCAAAGAACTCCTCGAAAAATACTACACCATCGAACGGCACTACGGCACGTTTACGCAAATGAATAATTTCAAGCGTAACCACCGTGCTAATTTACGTTGGCCTCAACATGTAATCGACGATATTCAAGGGCGGTTCGATAAGCACTGGCAACGTGTAATTCTTGCCACGGCGTACCCAGAGACAGCTAATAATGTCAACTGGATCTTGAGGAAAAAATAATGGAACCGATTGAACGGTTCTTTTGGTGGATGGAGGAGAGGCACCGTATCTTTCTCAAGAAGGATATGGGCCTCTCCCGCAACCATTGGACTGACGACGAGATTTTAAAGACGTATCGCTTTACTAATCCCTTTAGAGAGAACGACAAGACAACCGTTTGGTTTAGGGAAAAGATGCGTAATCCTTTGAACGGCGACGACGCTGTTCTTATGGCTACAGTCATCTTCCGCTGGTTCAATCTTATTGAAACAGGGGAAACCCTTCTTGCTAATAATCTCCACGTCGAATGGAACCCAGAGATTGCGCGAGAAGAAATCAAGAAGCAACCTAAATATGTGACCGGCGGGTACATAATTAAAACTCCTGACGGGATGGATAAAGTTGATGGGGTGATTTGGTGCATAAACCGTGTCTGGCCCCAACGTGAACAACTCGCCAACGATATCCGCTCGAACAACCTCCGAGGTTCTTGGAATACTGTTATGCAATTTCCGTACCTAGGCGCATTCATGGCATACGAATTAATTACTGACTTGCGTCATACACATTTTTTAAACGGGGCTGACGATATCTACACGTGGGCTAATGCTGGTCCCGGTGCGATGCGGGGACTTAATCGCATACACGGTAGACCCCTGAACTTTAAGAGCCGTAAGCATAACTTTACGAAGGAGATGCACGAACTTTTACTATGCTCATCCGAATATTTAGCTAAAGATTTCCTACCACGATTAGAGATGCGCGACATCGAGCATAGTCTTTGCGAGTTTGATAAATACGAAAGAGTGCGTAACGGCGAAGGCGCACCCAGAGGAAAGTACCCATGAAAGTTATACAGGGCGTAAACGTCAATGAAGTTTTTCAAATTGCAGTTATGAACTTGCGAGAGAGCAGTCAACTGTTAGAAACAGACTCGCGTAATGGTCCAGTACTATCGTTCCCGACGCCCCTTACGACTGTTTATGAGCGGCCTGATGAGCGCGTTCTATTTAGCGCTGAACGTAATTGTAATCCCTTTTTCCATTTTATCGAAGGGCTGTGGATGATAGCAGGTCGGCAAGACCTAAACACGTTAACGATGTTCGCTAAGAAGATGGCGGACTTTTCGGATGACGGTATTCTTGTAAACGGTGCGTATGGTTATCGTTGGACTGAATGGTTTGGACGTGACCAGTTATCTACTGTTATCGACTTACTGCGTAAAAATCCATTAGACCGACGCGCCGTACTTCAGATGTGGGATTGCACTCAAGACCTTGGTTCATCATCCAAGGACGTTCCGTGTAATACGCAAATTTTCTTGCGGGGCCGACCAGCTAGACTCGGTTATTATTTAGATATGACTGTAACGAACAGATCGAATGATTTGATCTGGGGCATGTATGGTGCGAACGCTGTTCACTTTAGTATGGTTCATGAGTATTTAGCCAGTTGCATAG